AACTGTTACCCACTTCATGCACTTGTCCACCACCGATCTAGGTGTGCATAAAGCCTTGGGCAAATACTATCCCCAGATCATTGAGTTAACCGATAGATTTGCAGAAGCCTACTCAGGGTGTTACGAACGCATCAAAGATTTCCCAGAGAATTTCCATAATGCTAAAGACCCAATGAAATACATGGTTAGCATACAAAACTATGTAATTAAGAACAGAAAAGCAATGCCAGACGAGAGCCAATTGCAAAACATTGTTGACGAAATAGCGGAATTGATTGACAGGACGATCTATCGCTTAGGGTTGCAATGATCAGAATCTTTGCAGGCTACGACCCTCGGGAGGCTATTGGGTATCATGTTTTTACCCAATCCTTGATCGAGCGCACCTCAGAGGCGGTGGCGATTACTCCCTTTTTTGGCAAGCAAAGAGACGGGTCGAACACATTTATCTACCAAAGATTTTTAGTGCCTTACTTCACAGGATTTAGAGGTAGAGCGATATTCATGGACGCAAGCGATATGCTGATGCTTGCCGACATAGCCGAATTGGACAAGTTATTTGACCCCACCAAGGCGGTACAAGTAGTTAAGCACAATTACTTTACCAAGCACAAAAGGAAATACATCGGCACAGCGATGGAGTCCAAGAACGAGAACTATCCGAGAAAGAACTGGTCGAGCCTGATACTGTGGAACTGTGAGCATCCTGACAACAAGGTGTTAGACCCTGACTTTGTGGATGACCACACAGGCTCAGAACTGCACAGATTCGAGTGGCTCAAAGATGATCAGATCGGTGAGTTACCAAAGGAATGGAATGTATTGGTGGGTGAAGACGATCAGGATGCAAAGATCGCGCATTACACTTTAGGCATCCCAGAGTTTGAGCATTACAAGAATTGCGCGTATTCTCAAGAATGGCATAAAACCAAGTCAAGGATGCTTAACGGACTGATAAACATGAAGGAAAACGCTCATGCCTAGCACTTCTGCCAAACAAAAACGATTTATGCAAGCCGCAGCTCACAATCCTGAGTTTGCTAAGAAAGCCGACATTCCTGTTAAGGTTGCCAAAGAGTTTGTTAAGGCAGACAAAAAAGAGGAAATGGCTAAAGCCTTGGTAAAACAATATGGCTGATTACAGAGCATTAGCCCAAGCCCTAGACCCGTATGCTATGGATACAGGGGGTATTACGCCTGACACGCTAAAAGCGTTGCAGACAATAAACAAGTCACCCAACCTTTTGGGGATGATTGGTGACATTGGGCGTGGTGGGCTGAGTAATCTGGAATCGCTGGTAAGAGGTGGAGTGGCGCAGTTTGTTGGAACGCCCGTAGATACGCTAAATACAATCAGAACGCCCTATCCTATGGAAGTGATGGGGGATGTGAACTATGCCCCTGATAAACAAGTCTATGGCGGTACAAAAGACATTTTAGGAATGATGCCCAAGCGGGTAACCCAAGCACGACCCGAGACTGCGGGGATGGAAGAGTTGGGAACGATCATGGGGCCTGGTCTTGCCAAAGGCGTTGCGCCAGCCGTTAAAAGTGGTGGTAATTTGCTTGGTGCGGCCATAAATGAGCGGTTATTGACAGGCCAATCAGTATTGCCAAGCCTGCTTAAAGAACCCCAGACGGCCATGTTTGCGGTAAACCCTGCCGAACAAATGGCGCAGGCATTGACTAAAGCAGACAAGGCCGAAGCAAGATTATTGAAGTCTAAAGAATTTGGCGCATTAAAAGGCCAAGACCGAGACAGGGCAATTGAGTCGGTAAGAGCCAAAGCGGAAAACACAGGCATACCAAGAAGCATGGAAGAATTAAAACTTGCAGTTGGTAACGAAGAAGACATTGCCCGATCACTAATGAATAACCCAGGCTTTAAAGTTGGCCAAGTAGTGCCAGAAGAGGCGGTAAACCGCGCAATGATGGCGCGTGGGCAGATGCGTATGGAAGCACCACAAACGCCTGGTCCAAATGCCCCAGAAGCAGATTGGGCAAAATGGGGGGAAAGTCATGGCGTAAATATGACTGTTACACCGCCTCAAGACATTGGCATTACCGATTTAACCTCCAAGCGCGGAGTAAAAATACCTGGCGGTCTTGAAGGAACATTTACGATTCCAGACTTATTTTGGATGAAGGCCAATAATTTTGACCCTGCTGCACTACCTAAAGATTTGCACGATCAGTTGATGCAAAAATTTATTAGGACGCATGAAATACAAAACCCAGACCAAGTTGACATTTTCAACAGGTTAAATTTTGCCCTGTTGTCTCCAAATGCCCCACTAACCCCAAATGAGTTTTTGGCGCAACGATTCAGATTAAAAAATGTAGACGAACTCCAAGCATTGGCAGGCAGATACGGAGAGCCTAATTTGGCACAAACTGCATCAACGCAAACTGGCGTTGGCTCGGCCACATCTGGGGGCATGGGTATTTTAGGAACTGCCGATTTAAGCAATCAAGCAATGCTGGCCAAACTGGTATTAGAAAAGCCTGAGATGTTTAAGATTGCACCAGGCGAGACTATGCGCGATGTAACAACTCGAGTGATGAACCAAGTTCGCGGTCTTGGACCTAAGACAGCATCACTAGGCACACCTTGGTTGGATTTAAACAAAGCCAATACATCTGCGGTTGATTTGCACATGATTCGCAACTCATACGACAGAATGCTTGATGACCCAGTTGTGGGTGACGCATTTGTGAAGCGTATGTCTGGTTTGCTTAAGACTGATCCAACAGCAGAGGCTATCAGGGCATTGCCTGCTAAAAAGGTGGAAGATGCGGCAATCCAAGTTATTGGTGGAACTGATGTTTCCCGTGTCTACAGAAGCAAAACAGGCGAACTAAACAAAATCCCTGCGTCTGCAACCCCAGAAAAATTGGCATTCGAGCCTGAGAAATTCCAAGAATTTAATCCTTTTTACAACCGAGTAGTGGATTATGTAGATGAGTCTAGGGGTGCTAATCCAATATTAGAGTTATTCCCAGAACAATGGCGCAAGTGGGATGTATACCGCCAAAGGGTAGAACCCCATGAGTTTGCTCACCCTGATTACAGAAAACTACCACGGCAGTCTTGGACAGAAATGCAAGACGCATTGACAGCACATAAGCAGGCTGGCTATACGCAATCACTTAATCCAGTAATGAATGAATCCGATTGGCGCAAACTCTATTACGGAAGGGCAGATGTCGGTTTGTTGGGAATGCTTGGTGCAGGCGCAGGCGGTGCAAGTTTATACAACAGGAACAAGTAAATCCTTAATGGACTCCAGCAGAGCATCAATTCCATCGTTTGGACCATACTTGATTTCCCCAGACGGGTCATGAATACTATTGTCTATGTTGGTGTAAACTTCCTTAAGAGTGTTAGCCCTGGCTTTAATTTGATCAAAAAGAGCGTTGTCCATAGATTAACTCCAAAGAGCACAGTATAACCTAACTTATGAATAAAGTAGCAGAATCTGGAAAAAGGAGAGGCGGTCGCAAGGCAGGCATCCCCAACAAGACCACACAACAGGCAAGGGAGGCGATTGCTTTGTTTGTTGATGGTAATGCACACAGATTAGCAGAGTGGCTAGATGCGGTCGCTAATGGCGTTCCCAAGGCAGATATAAAACCCAACCCTGCAAAGGCATTTGAGTTATTCCAATCAGTAGTGGAATACCATGTACCTAAACTTGCTAGGACAGAGATAACGGGCGCGGATGAAGGCCCAATCGAAATGGTGGTCAAGTGGGAAGGCGTGAAGTAATCATCCCCTACTCTCCGAGAGAGGCGTTCATGCCCTTTCACCAAAGGACGGAGAGATGGTCTTGTTTAGTGGCACACCGAAGAGCGGGTAAGACAGTAGCAGCTATTAACGACCTGATACGCAGAGCATTGACCGAGGGCGGGGTGAGAGCACAGTACGCCTATATCGCCCCGTTCAGAAGCCAAGCCAAGTCTGTGGCGTGGGATTACCTAAAGTTCTATGCCCAACCCGTAAGTAAGAGCACCAACGAGAGCGATCTGACAGTCGAACTGGTCAACGGGGCAAAGATCAGGCTATTTGGCTCAGACAACGCAGATGCCATGCGTGGACTAGGATTTAACGGGGTATATCTAGATGAGTATGGAGACTTCAAGCCTAGCGTTTGGGGTAATGTGATAAGACCCACTTTGTCTAGCACCTTGGGCTGGGCGGTCTTTGGGGGTACTCCAAAGGGAAAGAATCAGTTTCACGACATATACAGGGTTAGCCAAGCAACGCCAGATTGGTTTCTCTTACGCCTACCAGCCACAGCATCAAAGATACTGCCTGCCTCAGAACTGAGGGCCGCCAAAGACCAACTGAGTCAAGACCAGTATGACCAAGAGTATGAGTGCTCGTTTGAGGCAGCTATCCTCGGTGCGTTCTACGGGGTGGAGATGCGCCAACTAGACGCAGATGGCAGAATCCAAGACCTCAAGTTTGACCCTGATGCGCCAGTATTCACAGCATGGGACTTAGGCTATCGAGATGACACAGCGATTTGGTGGTATCAGGTAGTCAGGGGTGAGATTCATGTAATGGATTATTACGCGGTCTCAGGCGCATCCATCGAGGAAATAGCCAATGTTGTGAACAGCAAAGGTTATCGGTACACCAAACATTTCCTACCGCATGATGCTAGAGCCAAAACCCTTGCATCGGGTGGCAAGTCAATCCTTGAACAACTTGCTAATCACCTTGGAGGTATCGGCAAATTAGCCATAGTGCCTGAGATCGGGGTGCAAGACGGGATACAGGCGGTAAGAATGATTCTCCCGAAGTGCTACTTTGACCCGATCTGTGATGAGGGGCTAGAGGCACTCAGACAGTACCAAAGAGAATATGATGAGGATAAGAAAACTTTTCGTCAAACTCCAAGGCATGACTGGTGTTCACACCCCGCAGATGCGTTTAGAATGCTTGCAGTCGCGTATCGACAAGCCAAGTCAA